GACTGCTTACGCTGTCGTGGTAACATTAATCTTGGTACTGTGACAGATTTAAATGTTGAGCTACTTGACTGGCAGAAGAAGGTCTTTAACGACAACGCTAGATTCAAGGTAATAGCTGCTGGTAGACGAACAGGTAAATCTCGCCTAGCTGCGTGGATGTTAATCATCAATGCACTGCAAGCTGAAAGAGGTCATGTCTTTTACGTAGCCCCCACACAGGGACAAGCTCGTGACATCATGTGGTCTACGCTGTTAGAACTGGGACATCCAGTCATAGCAGGTAGTCATATCAATAACCTTCAGATAAAGCTGGTCAATGGAGCAACTATATCTTTGAAGGGTGCTGACCGTCCAGAGACTATGCGTGGTGTCTCACTCAAGTTTCTAGTAATGGACGAGTACGCTGATATGAAGCCAGAGGTGTGGGAGCAGATACTACGTCCCGCCCTAGCTGACCAGAAAGGTTCTGCCTTGTTCATTGGAACACCGATGGGGCGTAACCATTTCTATGAGTTGTTCAAGTACGCTGAGTTAGGCGATGACGAAGACTTTAAGTCATGGCACTTCACTAGCTACGACAACAACATCATAGACCCAGCAGAGATAGACAGAGCCAAACGCTCTATGTCGTCTTACGCTTTTAGACAAGAATTTATGGCCTCCTTTGAAGCTATGGGTTCTGAGATGTTTAAGGAAGACTGGGTACGCTATGAAGAAGACGAACCTGATGGTGGTGAGTATTACATAGCGGTTGACCTTGCTGGCTTTGAAGAAGTTGGTAAGAAACGCACAAAGAACACCAAGCTAGACTCAACAGCAATAGCTGTAGTTAAAGTACAAGACGATGGTGAGTGGTGGGTTGCCAACATCATTACAGGTAGATGGGACTTAAACACTACCGCTGAGAAGATACTACAAGCTGTACGTGACTATAAACCTATCTCAGTAGGGATAGAGAAGGGTATAGCTAGACAAGCCGTCATGTCTCCTCTGAGCGACTTGATGAGGAAGTACCAGACATTCTTCCGTGTAGACGAACTGTCTCATGGTAACAAGAAGAAGACTGACAGGATTATGTGGTCTTTACAGGGACGGTTTGAGAACGGAGTCATTAGCCTAAACAAAGGCGAGTGGAACATGAAGTTCTTAGATGAGCTATTCCAGTTCCCTAATGACCTAGTACATGACGACACAGTGGATGCTCTGTCTTACATTGACCAGTTGGCTAAAGTGGCCTACGGCATAGGTGAAATGCCACAGGATGAGTACGAGTTTATAGATGTGGTATCAGGATACTAATTTATGAAAGAAAAAGAAATGTTCCTTGAGACGCTAGAAAGCTGGCTAGAGACTAAGCTGGATGGCTGGCGTGACCACTTCGATGCTAATTACTCAGAGAAGTTTGACGAATACTACCGCCTATGGCGTGGCATCTGGTCTTCTGATGACCGTACAAGAGACTCAGAGCGTTCAAGGATTATCAGTCCTGCACTACAGCAAGCTGTTGAATCTTCTGTAGCAGAGATAGAAGAAGCTACCTTTGGGCGTGGTAAGTGGTTCGACATCAAAGATGACCGCAATGACCCTGAGAAGGCTGACATAGTTTACCTACGTGAGCAGCTACACGAAGACTTTGCACAACACAAAGTACGTAAGGCTGTAGCTGAGTCACTAATCAATGCTGCTGTGTTCGGTACTGGCATAGCTGAGATAGTCCTAGAGGACGTTAAAGAGATGGCTCCTGCTACCCAACCTATCATGGGTGGTGAGCTACAGGCAGTAGGCGTAAACATCGTAGAGAAGACTACGTGCAAGCTACGTCCTATCATGCCTCAGAACTTCCTGATTGACCCTGTTGCTACTTCTGTGGAAGAAGCTATGGGCGTAGCCATAGATGAGTTTGTTCCTATGCACTACGTTGAGCAGATGCAGGAGAAGGGTGTATTCAAAGATGTTCATGTCGGTGAAGCATCACCAGATTTTGACATTGAGCCAGACCAAGAACTTACTCGTTATGAAGACGATAAAGTAAGACTTACGAAATACTACGGTTTAGTACCTAAGCACCTCCTTGATGACGCAGATGTCGATGAAGACGATGAAGTAGTCGATTTGGGCGAAACTGAAGAGGACGAAGGTTACTATGTAGAAGCTATCGTTGTGTTAGCTAACGGTGGCATTCTGCTCAAGGCAGAGCGTAATCCCTACATGATGCAAGACCGTCCTATCGTGGCTTTCCCGTGGGATGTAGTACCCGGTAGGTTCTGGGGTCGTGGTGTCTGTGAGAAGGGTTACAACAGCCAGAAGGCTTTGGACGCAGAGCTGAGAGCAAGGATAGACGCTCTGGCACTGACAGTCCATCCTATGATGGCTATGGATTCTACACGTATCCCAAGAGGGTCACGTTTAGAGGTTAAACCCGGCAAGCTGATTCTGACTAATGGTGACCCACGAGAAGTGCTACAGCCATTTAACTTTGGTCAGGTAAATCAGATTACTTTTGCTCAGGCTGCTGAGTTGCAGAAGATGGTACAGACAGCTACTGGTGCTATCGACTCTGCTGGTATTCCCGGTTCAATCAATGGGGAGGCTACCGCTGCTGGTATCTCCATGTCTCTTGGTGCAATCATCAAGCGTCACAAGCGTACACTGATTAACTTCCAAGAGTCGTTTGTCATTCCATTTGTCACTAAAGCTGCTCACAGGTATATGCAGTTTAACCCCGAAGCGTATCCTGTTGCTGATTACAAGTTTGTGGCCTCTAGCTCTCTGGGCATCATCGCCAGAGAATATGAAGTAACTCAGCTTGTGCAGCTACTACAGACAATGCCAGCAGACTCCCCGTTGTACCTCTCACTGATTCAGTCAATCATTGATAACATGAATCTATCAAATCGTGAGGAACTAATAGAGCAACTAGCTCAGGCAAGTCAGCCATCACCAGAGGCACAGCAAGCAGCTCAGGCAGCACAGCAAGTACAGCTTGAGTTCCAGCAGTCACAGACTAACGCACTCAACGGTCAAGCTGCTGAGTCGCAAGCCAGAGCGCAGAAGATTGTTGCTGAGACTCAGGCCATTCCAGTCGAGCTGGAGAATGACAGGATAAAAGCTGTGTCTACTAACATTAGAGCTGGTGACCAAGACGATAAAGAGTTTGAGAGGAGAATTAAACTAGCCAATACGCTATTGAAGGAACGTGAGATAGCTGTAAAGGAGCAAACCAATGGTCAGCCATCGTGAGTTAGAAGCAGTAGTCGCACAGGTTAATGCTGAGTTTGAACGTCTTAATAACCGCATAGCGGAGTTAGAGAATGCCAAAGAAGAAAGACCCACGCCTAGCAAGAGTAGGAGTAAGCGGGTACAACAAACCAAAGAGGACACCGAGTCATCCAACTAAGTCTCATGTCGTTGTCGCTAAAGAAGGCGATAAAGTAAAGACTATTAGGTTTGGACAGCAGGGTGTTAGTGGTGCAGGTAAAGCACCTAAGACTGCTAGTGAGAAAGCTAGACGTAAATCTTTTAAGGCTAGACACGCTAAGAATATTTCTAAAGGAAAGATGAGTGCAGCTTACTGGGCTGACAAGGTAAAGTGGTAGTGACAAAAATAAAGGCAGAGAAGTTAGACGCTTTATTTTTTCTAGTACAAAACACTGCTGGTAACTGGACAC